TTCCAAGGAGGAGAAAATGGAAAAAAGAGGAAGAGGAAGACCCAAGGGGAGCGTCAAGATGACCATACAGAGGTTTGCTGACAATCCACCCCTAGTACTACCTAAGACAGACCATCAACGTCTCAAGGAGCTTAAAGAGCTAATGATTAGGAGTGGTGGTAAGGATGTGGCTCAGAAGGTTATTGAGATAGCCCTTAATGATGAGCATCCACATCAACTTGTTGCTTTAAAGATGTGTCTTGATAGGACTCTTCCTGTTTCTTTGTTTGAAAAGGACAAGAGCCAGAGAAGTGCCGTAACCATCAATATCACGGGACTAGGACAAGAACCAATGGTAGTGGATGCTAACCCTGATGCAGAAGATGTAGAGGCTAAGTATGGCTGATCTGAACTTTAGTCTACTTCCTTGGCAACAAGAGGTATTTAAAGACACGACTCGGTTCAAGGTTGTGGCTGCTGGGCGTAGGTGCGGTAAGAGTAGGATGGCGGCAGTTACCCTATTGATAGAAGGACTCAAGTGTCCACAAGGCTCTGCGGTTCTTTATGTTAGTCCCACTATGGGACAATCAAGACAGATTATCTGGGACTTACTGCTAGACCTTGGCAGAGAGGTGATTCAGAACAGCCACGTTAATAACTTGGACATTACCCTGATAAACGGGGCTAGGATATACGTTCGTGGTGCTGACAGGCCCGATACCTTACGGGGAGTCTCATTGACCTATGCCGTACTGGACGAAGTTGCGGATATTAAGCCTGAAGCGTGGGAACAAGTTATTCGGGCTTCACTTTCTGACAAGCGTGGTAGGGCCTTGTTTATTGGGACTCCCAAGGGTAGAAACTGGTTCTATGATACCTTCAAACTAGGTGAGAGTGAAGATGATCCTGATTGGAAATCTTGGCACTTCACCACTGCTGATAACCCTTTGATTGACCAAGCAGAGATTGAATCCGCTAAGAAGACCCTGAGTTCTTTTGCTTTTAAGCAAGAATACATGGCTTCCTTCACCAATGCGGGTTCAGACATCTTCAAGGAAGAGTGGATCAAATACGGGGTTAAACCTGAACATGGAAGCTATTACATCGCTGTTGACCTGGCAGGGTTCGAGGAAGTTGCCAAACAAGCAGCCAATTCCAAGAAGCGTCTGGACGAGTCTGCTATCTCAATCGTTAAGGTGACAGACGATGGGAAATGGTTTGTTGAGAAGATTGAACACGGACGTTGGGACATCCGAGAGACCGCCTCTAAGATACTGATTGCCATTCGGGACTACCGCCCTTTAAGTGTGGGGATAGAGAGGGGTGCGCTAAAGAACGCTGTTTTACCCTATCTTTCGGACTTGATGCGAAAGAACAACACCTATGCCCACATCATAGATTTGACCCACGGGAATAGAAAAAAAGCAGACAGAATTATCTGGGCTTTACAAGGTAGGTTCGAACATGGCAGAATTGTGTTAAATTCGGAAGAAGATTGGGATGAGTTTGTAGACCAGTTAATCCTGTTCCCTGCTCAAGGGGTTCACGATGACTTGCCTGACTCCCTTAGTTACATTGACCAGCTTGCTGTTACATCTTATATGGAAGAAGATGAGAGCGAGGAATGGCAACCAGTAGATATTATTAGTGGGGTATAAGATGGAATATCAAGAACCAACCGAGTCCGACAAGGAAATAGTTAACTTTGTTGTTAACCATTGTGATCGTTGGAGGGATTGGCGAGATGTTAACTGTCTTGATGATTGGCTAGAGTACGAACGCATCTTTAATGGCGAGTGGGATGCCCAAGACAAAACCCGTGAATCCGAGCGTAGCCGTATCGTTACCCCTGCTACCCAACAAGCTGTAGAGACACGCCATGCCGAAATCATGGAAGCCATCTTTGGTCAGGGTGAGTTCTTTGACATTCAAGACGATATTCGTGATGTCAATGGCAGTCCCCTAGATGTTGCTGCCATCAAAGCACAACTGATGGAAGACTTCAAAGTCGACAAGATTCGCAAGTCTATTGACCAGATTGAGCTACTTGCTGAAATCTATGGTACGGGCATCGGTGAGATTGTTGTCAAAACAGAGAAAGTCTTTGTTCCCGCTACTCAAGCAATACCTGGTCAAATGGGACAAGCCGCTATCGGAGTGGTAGAACAAGACCGCATTGCAGTCAAGATTGTTCCTGTTAACCCCCGTAACTTCTTGTTTGACCCTAATGGAACATCTATTGATGACTGTATGGGTGTGGCTATCGAGAAGTATGTCTCTATCCACAAGATCGTTAAAGGTCAAGAAGAAGGCATCTACCGCAAGGTAAAGGTCGGCACTGACTCGATGGACACAGACTTAGAGCCTACCCAAGAGGTTTCTCAGTACGAAGATGACAAAGTAAAACTTCTTACTTACTATGGACTCGTTCCCCGTGAGTACTTAGAACAGTTGGAAAACGAAGATGGTGAAGTAGAAGATTTCTTTCCTGAAGACACCATCCAAGACGAATATTCCGATTTGGTCGAAGCAATTGTTGTGATTGCCAATGATGGAACGCTTCTCAAAGCAGAAGCCAATCCATACATGATGAAAGACCGCCCAATCCTTGCTTATCAGGACGATACAGTTCCTAATCGCTTGTTGGGTCGTGGTACTGTAGAGAAGGCTTACAACTCACAAAAGGCTATTGATGCCCAAGTTCGTTCACACTTAGATTCACTAGCCCTCACAACTAGCCCAATGATGGCTATGGATGCTACCCGCCTCCCAAGGGGTGCTAAGTTTGAAGTAAAGCCAGGCAAAGCTATCCTGACAAACGGAAATCCCAATGAGATTCTGTTCCCGTTCAAGTTTGGCAATACTGATGGTTCTAACCTGACAACTGCCAAAGAGTTTGAACGTATGCTTTTGATGGCAACAGGCACTCTTGACTCTCAGGGAATGATTACTGCTGTCTCCAGAGATGCGGGTCAGGGTGGTATTTCGATGGCTACTGCCTCGATTATCAAGAAATACAAGCGTACCTTGGTGAACTTCCAAGAGGATTTTATGATCCCCTTTATCACCAAAGCCGCCTACCGCTATATGCAGTTTGACCCTGAGCGTTACCCTACTGTGGACATGAAGTTCATTCCTACGGCAGCGCTTGGTATCATTGCTAGAGAGCATGAGCAACAACAATTTATCGCTTTGTTGCAGACTCTTGGCCCTAATACTCCTGTTTTGCCTATCATTTTGAAGGGCATCATGGCTAATTCTTCTCTGTCAAACAGATTTGAGTTGATTGAGATGCTCGACAAGATGGCTACAGCTGATCCACAGGCTCAACAAGCGGCTCAGATGCAACAACAATTGGCTATGCAACTGGCTCAGGCTCAGATTGCTGTCCAAACAACTCAAGCAGAGCAGAATAAGGCAGAGGCTCAGAAGTTATTGACCGAAGCCCAACTGATGCCTATTGAGTTGCAAGCAAAGAGTATGGCGGCTAATACCAAGAACCTCCCAACTGATGACGCTTTGGCTTCACGAGAGTTCGATAAGCGGGTCAAGGTTGCTGAATTAATGCTAAAAGAAGCAGATATTCAGAACAAGGCTAAGATTGTTGAAAAACAGATGACTAGACAATGAACCCAGAACTTCAGAAGTACTATGACGAGAGGTTTTCCATGATGTCCACTCAAGGGTGGATAGATTTAATGGAAGATGTTGACAAAATGATAGAGCCTTTGAATAATATTGCAACAATTGCAGACGAAAAAAGTCTACAATTCAGAAAAGGCGAGTATTCAATACTAATTTGGCTGAAAAACTTGAAACAAGTCAGCGAAAGAGCATTTGAGGACTTAAATGAGAAGAATGTATGAATTTGCCTGTATAAACGGGCATAAGACAGATAGATTTGTTGATTATGAGACAACAAGTCTTGTGTGTGATTGTGGTGAGGAAACTCATCGCATTTTATCAGCGCCAGCTTTTCGACTAGAAGGTTGGTCTGGCTCTTTTCCTACTGCCCACGGGAAGTTTGATAAGAGTCATACCGATAAGTTGAAGAGTGAACGCAAAATCAACTCATAAGCAATTATGCCGAGTTGAATCTCCTACAACCGATTGACGGCAGGAAAAGGAAATAAGTATGTTGATTGATGATGAAAAAGAAGAGTTTGGCGAGTTAGAGATTGAACAACAGAAGATCGAGCAAAAGGCTGAACTTCCTGAGAAATACAGGGATAAAAGTTTAGACGAGATTGTGCGGATGCACCAAGAGGCTGAAAAGCTAATTGGAAAGCAAGCACAGGAAGTAGGCGAGGTCAGAAAGTTAGCCGATGAACTTATCAAACAGAACCTTGGTTCACGACAGCAACAGACTAGGCAGGAAGAGCCTGAAGTAGATTTCTTTGAGAATCCACAGAAGGCAGTTCAAAGGACTGTTGATAATCACCCTGACATCCTAGCGGCACGTCAAGTAACGCTAGAAATGAAAAGGGCGCAAATTCAGCAAAGGTTAGCGCAAGAACATCCCGACTTTGGCGAAATCGCTAAAGAACAGGATTTTGCAAATTGGGTGAAGTCTAGCCCTGTTCGCATTAAAATCTTTGAGCAAGCCGATTCTGGATATGATTACGACTCAGCCAATGAATTGCTATCTACCTATAAACAGCTACGAACTGTAAAAAGTAAGCAAGTAAGTGATGAGGGTGAGGTAACTCGCAAACAGAACTTAAAGGCAGTAGGTGTAGATGTAGGTGGTTCTGGTGAATCATCAAAGAAGGTATACAGAAGGGCTGACCTTATTCAGCTTCAATTGAGAGACCCAGATCGTTATGCAGCGCTAAGTGATGAAATCATGCAAGCGTACATAGAGAAACGGGTTCGTTAAACATCGTTTTTAGGAGATTTAATCATGGCATATCCAACACCAGCGGTAACCACAACCACCGCAGCAACGTTCATTCCAGAAATCTGGTCTGACGAAATCGTAGCCGCTTACAAGAAAAACCTTGTATTGGCTAACATCGTAATGAAGATGAACTTCAAGGGCAAGAAGGGTGACACAGTTCACATTCCAGCTCCTACCCGTGGTTCAGCTACAGCAAAAGCCGCCTCTACTGCCGTTACTCTGATTGCCGATACTGAGACAGAAGTTCTGGTTAACATTAACCAACACTTTGAATATTCACGTTTCATTGAGGACATCGTTGAAG